TATCTTGGCTTTTCCGCTTCCGGCTCTTCCTCTGCCTCAATATCTGTTGTAAAATCTTCTATTTCTTTTTGAGCTTCATCTCCGTCAATAACTGGGAACTCTGCTATTTCCTTTGCCTTGTCAGGTATTTTTATTGTTCCGCCAGCTCCCGGAATCGCCTGTAAAACAGGGTCTATTTGGGGATTTAACTCAAGAACCTCTCTTGCTGTAGTTTCGTATCTTTCAATTATTCCCTGAAGGGTTTCTCCTCCTTTTATAGTATGAGTTATTGCCATTGTTTTATTCTAATAAATAAACTTTATCTGCGGTCTTTATCACACTGGCACATTCTTTGCTGTCGTCTTGATGCCACGATCCACTGCTGGAAGCTGTCTTTTCCTCATTTCCCCAAGTATCTGCTGTTTTTCCATAAACCTCTATGTAATTTGAGGCGTCTCCTCCATTGTAGCAGAAAACTACTCTTGTTTTATCGTTTAATCCAAGACGCGGCTCGCTGAAAGTATAAGTATACCACTCATAATTGGTAGTTAAATCAGCAGAATCCATAAATGTTTCGCTTCTTTCAAGATCCCCCGATGTAAAATCATAAATCTCTATTTTTATATTCCCAGTTAATGTGCTATCAATCTTTTTTCTTATCTGAAATCCAACTGTCTTTAATCCTGAAGCAGTGGTGGAACTATAGTCCTTGACAAATCCTACGCAACTTGTGGCTGTCCCATATACTTTTTCTATTATTCCGTCTCCGGCTTGAGTAGTCGTAACTCCATATTCCAAAAGATAACTTGAGAAATCATATTTGTCTATATTTTTGTCATCCACATAGGCCTTGCTTACTGCCTCATAAGCGGCTGTTGGCGTAGCTGAAGGCAATGTCGGTATCGTAGATGAAAAGGTTGTTGTCGCCAGTGTCGTGCTGGATGTAACCAAAAGGTTTTCCATCGCTATTGTCGTCCCGGTAAATGTCCAGTCTTCTGTCAAATCCAAAAACCCTTGAGATATTTTACCGTCCCCTTCTGTTACCAGCCCCATTATTTTAGCCGAACTTGAAGCTCCGAAGAATGTTGCGTCAGGCACTAAAGGAGCTCCAGTTGAACCCGAGCTTGAGGACATATAAATCTCATAAGCCGAACCTATTTCAACTATTCCTGCCACGCTACCTGACGCATTGGCCGCTCCTGAAGTTGCCACAGCGTCAACATAAGCTATATCAGCAAACTCGTGGCTTCCTGCTGTAAAATCAGGAGCAGCTCCATATTGGGGCGTACCGGAAGCCATAAAAGTCCAATCGCCATGTATGGTAATATCATTTTCTGTATTGGCATATTTCTCATAATGCTGAGGCGGATTGGAAATTATGGCTCTTGAACCCCCAGAGTGCGATTTCGCCAAAGATGAGCTGGCAGTAAAAGGATATATTCCCCATAATCCCCTTGAAACTCCTGTCAGCGTTGCTTCCGTGCTATTAGCGTCTTGCGTCACACCTGTAAAAGATATAAATTCTTTTTTGGATTTGCCCGGCTCTAAAGTCATATATCCTATACTGCCAAAGTATTCCATTGACATTTCAGCTCCTGACATTGGGTCAGTGAACTTTTGAAGCACTATCGTGGTATCAGTCGTTCCGATACCAGCTCCGGCCAGCTTATAAAATCCGCCAGCTACTGGGAAATACGAACCGAAACTGATATTGCTAAAATCATTTATCTCACCTTTCAATTCTTCAATCTGCGTTTCCAGTTGGTCTATCTGACCTTCAGGAGCTATTGAATAATTAAAAATGCCGGCAATTCCAGCCACGACCGCCAGAACAGCTAGTGACATTTTTGCGAATATGGTTTCTAGCATATTTTTATAAGTTAATTATTATTTCCTAATTTTACCGGGAATGCTCCCAGATATTTTTACGTTTCCTCCTAATGATAATAACTCCCAGTAATAATCTTGCTCGTCCGTGCTATATTCCGCTTGTATTTCAAAGAAATCAGCCGCAGGAAAAGTATGTATCTGCCTGAACTTCGGCTCTCCTGACGCTGTTTCTGCTTCGTCTCCCAGCGGACTATCCCCTAACGGCTGGTCTCCAAGAACTCCTGACTCTATGGACTCATAAAGTATATCATCATCATCTCCCCTGATTTCTTTTTCAAGAGTCTGCGTAAATCCGCCAAAGTCAAACTTTAATTTTAAAGTTAAAATAGTGTTGCCTGAAATATATCCTTCAGTCAGCCATTCATCCATCCACTTTTCCACATCTCTTCTGCCATAATTCCTATAAGCATAGCGAGCTACCGCCTTAAATGATTTGCCATTATCGTCTCTGCCGTCAAAAAGTTTGTAGGTCTCAGCCACCCTGCCAGAATGTCCGTGTATCTCATCATCAATAATGGCAAACCTTCTAACAGGTAATATCTGGGGCGGCTGCCAAAACCTAATCATACTTCCGTCTGCTCTCTGTCTTAATTCATTTATCCATACCCTGTCATTGGCAGGCGCTGAAATATATATTCTGTTCCTGTGATATTTTATATGCCCGTTTGTAAAATCCTCTGCGTCAATATCCGTCTTTATTGGGTCTGATATGGATTGAAACGCCGGACCCTCCAAATCAGCGATATTGCCAAGTATGTAAATCTGCGGCTCAAAACTGACAAAAACTATGTAATCGCCTATCTTTTCCGCTAAATGTTGGGACTGGCATCCCATATCAGCTCCAGACCTGAACTTTTTTATTTTTAAAGTCTCAACAAGCGTGCCTCCGACATCTACTTCCACGAATTGCGATGAATACCAATCATTTCTGCCAGAGCTTATCCACATTTCCTTGTCCATTGGCATAAGAAGGCGGACAATATCGTCTAAAGTCGATATCTCTCCTTCTCCTGCGGCTCTTGGAGTAGAATGAGTATAATCCGTAAAATCAGTGTTGCTTGACATATAAACCAGTCTTGAAGTATTTGACCCGCACCATAATTGATTATTAAGAACCGCCAATGATGTCACATTAAATCCGTCTGCCGGCGTATCATCATTCAATCTTATCGCCTGAAATACGTTAGCTCCTGCGGTGAAAGAATATCCTGTTGGGTCTGGCGTCACTCCAGTCAGCGTTTTCGTTCCTTCTCCTCCAGTATAGGTGAAAGTCCTCCAAGTTCCGCCGTCATCCAGCATTCTTATCTGCCTTGTGCCTGCCGTGTAAAACCTATCCTGAGCCCAAGTATTCGTCCCTTCTTTGGTTATTGTGTTTGAAGTGGCTGACGCATAAGTGGTAATCCCGCCAGACCAGTCCCATAAATAATCATTTCCATTGGCCATTATTAGTTTGTCAATTTTTTCCGTGCCATCCCACACAGCAGCAAAGACGAAGGCAGCCGAAGAAAATCCGTCAGATAACTTCGTGTAAGCTGCTAATGCCGTTGTATATATCTCCAATTCATCATCATATCCTCTTAAATAAATTGTCGTGCCCGTTGAAGTGTGCCACTCAAAACTTCCTTCTGGAGGATATCTATCAGTATTGGCTGCTCCAAATAAAGTATATCCTCCTCTAACCTGAACTACCCCTTGGTCGTTTATCAAGACATTCTGGCTGCCAGAAACTAATGTTTCAAATGGCGCGTTGGTTGGGTCTGGTTTTGAAAGGTATCCCCGGCATCTTGTTACTAAAAAGTATTTTTCAGCCATTTTTTAATCAACTATAAATATCTTCCCAGTAAAAACTTTGCTCTTTTATCGCCTCCGAAGGGTGCTGTTCTTCGTAAATACCATAAAGCCCTTTTTTATTTCCATCTCCATAAAGGTCTGAATAAAAGAGTTCGTAATCTGTTCGCGCCTGCTGGGTTTTTACCTGCTGGACGCAAGCCATAGCGCATTCCAAAACATAGATTTCATAAGCAAGCTGGTCAAGATTTATTATATCGCTGCCAGTATTAGCGTCTTCTTTCCAGGTGCCGGCTGAACTCTGGAACATATAATTTGAATAGTATTCCAGCTCATATATTTTACCGAGAGAAGCTGTTATTTTATCCAGCCGCAAATCAGTTTCAGCTGTTCCGTCATAAGTTACCAAAAACTTTAAATAATTCACTGCCGAAGAGTCAGGACTTCCACTGCTTGAAGCTCCGTTCCAGTCAAACCTCAAAACATTCCAGCCAGTCTTAAAAGAACTTTGGTCGTGAGGCGAAGTGGCCGTAGCATACCAATAATCAGAAGAACTGCTGCCCCAATAAAGAATAAAGTTTGTTATTATGCTTGTGTCCGGGATATATACTCTGGCCCACAGAGAACCAACGTTTTCCATATCCTCCAAGTCCACTGCTGACATTGTAGAGTTTTCCAAATATCCGGTAGTCTGCCCTGCCGTTAAATCAAAGTTCAAGGAAGCCGCCCCATCATAATAATAAAGAGTGTCCCTTGTTAAGTTGCTGGCTCCGGTTCCGTCAGCCGCCCAAGTCCCGTTATCAGTCAGGTTTTCGCAGGAATGAATGGTCTTTGGCGTTTCTATTGAAGCTGACATTCTCAATATCTTTGTGCCGTCTTTATCCCTGACGTGAAACGTCTCTCTGGTTTTATAGGCAGCGAACCTTTGAGAATACCTTTGTGAAAATCTATCTGCCTTAGTTCTTCCCGCTTGCGGATAAATATCTATTATCTTGTCCGCTTTTAAGTCATCAGGCGCTGTATAATCGTAAATGTCAGAATGTATGGCATTGGTTATCTGTCCTATCCTTTTTGTGCCGACAGGATCTATCTTGCCTAAAAGCTCCTTAGCCTTTCTGCCGAAAAGGTGGTAAGGATTTTTCACTTTATCCAAATCAGTGCTATGAAGAACCCCTCTCAGATTCTCTTTTAGATGAGAGATGGTGTAAGAAGACATTTAAGTTATTAAATTACCAAGCTAAAATTGAAACCGCGCTATCTCCTTTGTCCGTCTTAATCCAAATTTTTCCCTTGTGAATGAATTTCGCAGGATACATTTCAAAACAATACTGGTCAGTAGTGCTTGACAGCGTAATTCCTTCAGTAGCTCCCAATCCCGTAGTTGTGGAAGTAAGCGCCACATAAACAATGTTATTCCCTGTATTACAAATCCTGTAATAATTATAGTATCCGGTATCCGTAGTAGTCGCCCAAGATGAGCTTACTGTAGAACTGGAATTGGTAACTTGGTCTCCCGATGAAATATTATGCTCAAGCCCCCCCATTTTTAATGGCGACTGGGACGGCAAAAACGTCTGGACAATCAATATAGCCATCATTACAACGATAGCTCCCATCAGATAAATTGTAGTTTTGTTTTCCATCTTTTTTATGAGATTTATATTTTTTATCGACCTTTCACATTAATCCTTATGAGGCAAGGAGAAACACTTACATCTCTCCCTGCCCCAAAAGGACAGGGTTAGTCACAAGGAAAACTAAACTTTAAACAGAATCAATTACTAATCTGCATCCTGAATACTCCAAACGGTTGCTGTCACAGTAGCATCAGTAGTGCTGGAATAAGTGAAAATAATCCAAGCTATTTCAGTGTCTTCAATTATCACATCTCCGCCGCTTGGCTCAAACAATTCTGTGCCAGTGGCTATATCTGCTTCTGTGTTCCCGTCATATCCTGCAGCATTGATTGTAATGTGTTCTCCGCCAAGATTGACGAGCTGGAACATATGGCTTCCTCCCCTCGTTTCCAGACAATCTCCAACCAAACTATCAGCGTCAGGGACAGTAAGGGTAGCATTTGCCCCAGATGTATCTAGTCCGATAACTCCATAATCGCACACTTGAGCAGCGGTCAGCGTCTGCATAGTGTCAGTAGAATTCAATTCCAAATATCCGCTTCCGAAAGTTATATTGGCAAAAAGACTTTCTCCTGCTATTCTTGCCGTTCCACTAGCATTGATATTTCCAGAAATCCAAAGATTCCTGTCAGTATCAATCACAGTAACGCTACTCTCTGTAAATCCTGCCGCAGAATCAAGCGGCCCTGAAAAATGGGTAGCTCCTCCAAAGGTTGCGGAGTCTTTAGCAATTAAACCAACCACGCTGAGTATCAAGGCAGTCACTGCTATGATTCCAATAATTTTTGATGTATTCATGGTTTTATTTCCCAGCGTAGCTTTTCCACACTGGGTGGTTAATTGCTATTAGGCGCTTCCATTGCTGGCCACCGCTCCTTCCCAAGTCGCGCAGAAATATGCTTCTCTGTAAGACGGCCTATACATCCACCTTCTTTGCTTGTCGTTCTGCCAAGGCACCATTACGGTATTCAATCCTTCTCTTATCCACCTTGTCATCATATGCTCTCTGGCAACAAGGAAGTAAGAAGTCGCAGCGTATGTCTGGCTATGATAAGTCGCTCCCAACCAAGGACTCTCAATCACTTGAAGGTTGTTAAACCTCAAAGAGATATAATTCCTGTCGTTGTCGCCGCTTCCTGGCAGAAGTTCGGATTCGGTATAAACCAAAGCCTTTTTCATTAACTCGTTAGGAACGAGCAATGCTCCCGGCCCGTGGCTTCCCAAATCTCCGTTCTGGTCTTTCTGGGTATAAAGCTTGCGTACCAATATCTCAAGATTGGTAACGGTTAGAGCTCCTGTTTCAAGAGTATCAATGGTGTCGCCATTAAGATTGGTGTGGCTGTCATACCAAATATAGTTGCCGTCAGGAGTTTTGTGAGTGTCAAATCCGCCAGCGTAAAGATCCATTGCTTTCTTGTCCTGGGTATCCCTTGCCTTTCTTCCTGCTTTTGCCGTATCCATATTAACCACATCATGCTTGTCATCAGCATAGAAGTTTCTTGAAATGGGAATATCCAGCGCCCAATCCTTCATAGAAACAGTCATCTTATTTTCTGTTCTCGAACTTACTTCTGGTGGAGTTTCATTTTCCCCTATCTCTTCAAAGAGGCCGGGACCCATGTGCTCAGCGACAATATAAGAATCGCCTTCTGCCCTATTCATTTGCCTAAATATCAAAGGGTTGTCGGCATGGCCGAATCCCCATCTGGCATCAGGCTCTGAATAGGATGCCTCCAATACTTCGTCTAATTCTGTTTTAGTTACTTTTGCGTTTAATCCTGAGTCCAATCCCATATTAGAAAGGTCCTGCCTCAGAAGCTCCAGAGTTGACTGTGGTGTCCAATGTATACTTCACGTAATCTCCATTGACAATCTTAAATCCGTGAACGTCCTGGTCGCTGCCTTCATCCTCGTCAAGTGTAAATGCAGGAGTTGTAGTTCTGGTCGCCACATCAGCGCAGACAAAATCATTCTTTAATCCAAGCAATTTGGCGGCAGTATTGACATTGGTGGAAGTATTCGCTTTCCACCTCAATACAGTTACGCCAGGAATACAAGTGGTTACAAGAACTTTTCCATCCACTGACGAAGTTTCTGTGCTTTCTTTAGCGCAAATCCCAACAAATTCGTCGGATTCAGCTTCTGGCGCACCATCAGCCAAAACTTCAACGAAGTTATTGCCAGCTCCCATTACTTGGAGAGGTTCTCCCGGCTTTATTGTCAGAGGAGAACCAGATGACGTCCTGTCATCCACATCATAAAACCTGTTCTCGCCCGGATTTTTTATTATCTTAACATCTCCTTCACTCATATAATTAGCTTCTAATTGCAGTTATTAAGTTTGCATTTGCCAGCCAGTTTGACTCACGACCTAATGATTTATTGTCAAGAACAGAACTATTTTAAGCCAACACTCCCAAATCGCTCCAGTCGTTAAGGTCAACCTCTTTTCCTCTTGGGCTGACCACCACTCCTTTTTGGTCGTCCCATTTCCATCCTTTCTTAATAAGCCTTTGAAAAGCTGGATCAGTGGGCATAGGATGTTGAGGCGCCGGAGGTTTATCTCCCCCTCCGCCAATTGAAGGGCTTTTGCTCAAATTGGCGATGGTTTTCATAAGTTCGGTGAATTTCTCTCCGAACTGGGCAGTCAGTTCCTCGTTGCTTCTTTTAACGATTTCCTGAACCTGCTCCGTTGAAATGCCTTTTTCCTCATCTACTTCTACGCCAGCTTCTTTCATTTTACCCTTGAGCTGTTCAATGGTATATCCAGCTTGCTCAATTTGCTTTTTCATTTTTTCTTTCTCTTCCTTTTCCTGTTGAAGCTGTTTCTCAAGTTCTGTTGTCTTGTCTGGCAAGCCAGCTGGAGGGTTATTATTCCCTTGCTGGTCTTCAGGCGGATTTTCTCCGGAAGCTGGAGGAGGATCGCCTATCCCCTTATCTTTTTCTTCCGTCATAATTAGCTCTCACTTAATGGCGTGAGCTGCCGTTAATTGTATCTGACTTAAGGCGTCAGCTGCCTTCTAAACCTTTCACACTTAAAGGTGTGTGCTACCTGCGGCTATTTTGGTAGCCAGGAGAGACTCATCGTCTCTCTTTGAAATCGTCAGCAATAAAGCTGATTTCTTCGCAAACGGAGTCAATGCTCCTCTCCTGGCTACCAATCCTTTATTTTAAATTTCGTCTTCTTCCCCTGGCAATTTCGCCGGGGTTTCTCTTAAAAGAGCTTTTAAAAGGTTCTTTTGGGTTTCCAGCACGTGCAATTGTATTCTGCCAAGATATAAATCCCATTTGTCATCTGTCCCTTCTTCAAACATTCTTTTACAAGCGTCTTGCTTCAACGGCTTCATCAAAACTTCCTGCCATAATGCCGAGTCTAAAAGAGCTTTAGCATCTTTCCTCATCATTTCCTCCGCATTGGCATCTAATTTTTTATCTCCAATATAAAGCCCGTCTATTCTTTCCTGAATAATATCGTCTGAAACTATCTCAAATAAATCTTTGGTCAGCCATACAATAACCTTCTTTCTCAGCCAAACCCATTTTCTAAGAACCTTTTTCATTTTTACTTTTTGGCTTTTTTAGTTTTTACAGACTCTTTCTTTTCTTCTTTCTTTTCATCATAAATGGCGTCCATTTTCGGCATCTGCGATATTTCAAGATTAGTCCCTTCAACAACTCTTCCTCCCATTTTCTGATACCTTTCAATCAATTCTAATTTTTCTTTTCCTGTCAGCTTTCTGTCCTTGTCAAACTTTAACTCTTCAAGAGCCCTGTAATACTTACCTTCATTTACGAATGCTTTTGCGCACATAATTTTATTAGTTAAACTGCTGATTGCTTTAATAGCCCGCCAAGCGACCTTGATGAAGCAGTTTCAGCTTCGGCTCCTGCCGCAGCCCCTGCCTTAGTTGTTTTTCCTGGCGTTGCCAATATCTGCCTTCTTAAGAAATCCTCTTTTTTAAGCATATACTTGTCTGTTTCTCCGTGAGCCCAAGGCTCTATCAGCAAATCTCTGGTTAGCTGTTCTTGATCCGTATAGGGATTATTCACTAATCTGTCAAACCTGCCAAACTTTAACATTTCCTGATATATCTCATTCTTTGGCAGCATAGATGTTGGCTCCACATAAACAAGAAACTTCCTTTTCCTGAAAAGATAAGGATTGACTATGGAAAGCTTCTGCTCGGCTTTTAATCCTCCCTGCTCTTTAAGTATCTTATAACTCATTTTCCTTGCCTCTTTCTTGGTTATCCTTGAACCTACCAAAGTGCCGTCAAACTTTATCTTGCGAGTAATAGTTCTTCCTTTTTCAGTCTGATTGGGCAGCATAAATGTTTTGTAAGTCATTTGAGCAATTCCCCCTGTGGTTTCCTCAACGTGAGCTACTGTCAGTTTATTTATTATTATGTCTATCATCAATTCGCCAAACTCTTTGACTGCGGCAGCTACCATTTTTCCGAATATGCCCAATGATATTTTGGCATTTCTTTCTGCTCTTGCTATTTCGCCCAATGTCCTGCCTTCTTCCGACAACTGCCCTTCCATAGTCTTTGAAAGTAGATTTCTGTCCAAAGACTCTTCTGTCATTTTTATAGCTCCCATTAAAGCGTTTAAGTTCCTGCCTTGAGCTAAAAACTTCATATCAGAGTCTTTCGGGAGATTAGTTATCGCTCCTGGATACATAATGTTTGACCCTATCTTTTTTCCTCCAATGGCAGCTCCAGGCGGCATTCCTTCCAGCTGAGAAGCGTCAATAAAAATCCTATACATTTTACTGGCTAACTCCTGGTCTCCCTCTGCCTCAAACGCTGCGGATTTGAAAAAGTAAAATCTTTTTTCGTCTATTGGATGATAGCCGAGCTTCACCAAGTTATATTTTGGGGCTCCCCTGTAATCCCTATGCCCTATGGGATTATTGGCAGGGTCTTTTGCCCCCATATAGATTCCATTGACAAAGGGGATTTCCAAATCTTCTCTGCGGTTTTTATAAACAACTATCCCACATTGAGTAAAAGATTCTGTCATTTTTTGTTCGTAAAACAAACCTGAAGAATCTTCAAAAAATACTTTTATCCCTGGCTTCACATAAACAAAGTTTGGATGCTTGCCATAAATTGACTTTGCCTCATCATAATCTACAAACTTTTTTCTGATAATAAATCTCTGCCTTTGAATGTAATACTCATAAGGATTGGCTATTAAAATCTCATCAGCCGGTATATTATTTGCCTGAAATCCCGATATTACCTCGTCTATCATTTCTTGATATGTGATTGTGCCGTCCGCGTTTCTTTTCCTAATTGTCTGAACGGCCTCAACATATTCCGCTTCCAAATAAGCTACGGGATTGATTAAAGCTGCCACTACCCCATAAAGAAAGCTCATTTCATAATCAGAGTTTTTTATCAGCCACTCTATTAAATATCTCATTATTTCAGCCGTTTTTTTATCCATTTCGTCCTTATCGTTCTGGGCTACTATCTCCGGATAAAGCATTAACGCTATGACGTGGGCGGCTATTGAAAGGAGCTTTCCCCTCACTATCGGCCTTATGCCGGGCCATTGCCATTTCTTTGTCGGGTCAGTGGTTTTCGGCTGAACCCAAGAGTTAAAGTTCCTCTGGTCAATATTCATTCTTTCTATCAATGACTTATTGTTGAACTCCTCAAAAGACCGATGGAGAATGTTATACCCTATCTCGTAATCCTTTCTAACCAATTTCGTAATCTCCGCCACTGGTTCTGGAGGTTGAAAAGCGGACATACTCATCAATGTAAGGTCTATTGTTCCATCTTTATTTAGAATAACATCGCCAATCATAAGTGAAATAAAAAACGCCAAAAACTTCTTCAACCTAAAATAGATTAAAAAAGCTTTTGGCGCTTGCGCACAGCCGCTGGCACGTATGCTTCCAGCTAACAATTATTAAATTGTTATTTTAGTATAGCCAATCCAGACACCTTGTCAAGTCCTCCCCCTTTTTTCTGGCGTAATGATGGCATCTTCTCTTATCCTTAAAAGCCTTTTACATTTGGGACATTGTATTTCAATGATTAAAAACCTAATTGTCAAGTCGTCTGTCTTCAAAAGTATTCTTCCACAATGCTTACACTGGACTAAAAATTTATTTATTGTTTTTTTTGGCATTTAATTTTAACCATAATTTAGCTACTGCGATTTCAGGAGTTTTACCATCTGAAGTATGACCAGTTTTATTATCAACCGAATAGCAAATCCATCTTTTATTTATTCTTTCTTTTAATAAACTTTCGAACATATCCCCACATGCCTCAATCAGTTCTTCTAAATGCCAATTACAACAAATTGGTTTTTCTTTTGCAATATTAAAATAACAATCTTCTGAACAATTATGTTTTAATCCCGCCTCTTTTAATTGTTTGGCAAGTTCGTAGTTAATCATTTTTTAATGTCGCTTTATGTTGATTACGCTACCTTTATTCCTCCCACTCAGGATAAAAAGTTTCGGCTTCTTCATCTTCGTCCTCGTATTCCGTTACCGCCCAATATCTCAAAAGGTCAGCTGCATGGGAAGTCCAATCGTGTAATGGTCTTGGTTTGAACTCACCCATCTTTTCATTGTATTCTTTGCGGTAGAGAGAAAGCGCGTCCAAGAACCTTCGGCATTTCTCCTCATCTATCCAAAGAGTGTTAAATCGCATTCTCACAGCGTTTATGCCATCCTCTATGGATAGCTTTGGCACAATCTCAAAGTTAATTCCCAAACTCTTTGCTATCTCTATTCTTGATTTGCCAGAACTCAACTCTCTCACTTGAATATCGTGCGGAGCAAAATGGCGGTCATAAATATACAGCTTGTTCTGTAATACTTGAAGATAATGGCCTAATCCTTCGCCTGACGCCTCGTAATAATCTATCATTCGCCATTCTGTTCCTGATTTTTGGAAAAAACCTATTGCTGTGCTATCTGAAACTCCTAAATCCCACCAAGTAGAAACTGGCAATTCCTGCTCATAAGGAACATTAGTAATCCTTCCACCCTCTCTCGCCTGCCGTAATTGCTCAGCATAATATGCTCCCTGCACTGATGATTCAAAAGAACATTCAAACTCCTGCTCATACTCATCTGGCGACATTGTCTTTTTAGCGTCAGCTAATTCTTCCAAAGATATTAAATTGCTTTCTGATGCCTTTAACATCAAATCCATCCAAGCATCATCTCTTTTAGCTCGTTCCCACACTCGCCAAAAATCATTTTTGCCTTTAGGCGTTCCTATCCAAATAGCATATCCTTTGTTGTCTGCTAATGCCGGCCTAATAATCTCTGTGAATATATTTGAGGGTTGCATTCCATATTCATCAAACACTACTCCCCATAATCCTATCCCTCTTAAAGCATCTGGATTGTCTGATCCGTAAAGCGTTAATCTGCTTCCATTGGGATATTTGATTGTCAGTTCCTGCTCGTTGAACTCCACTCCCGGCACCGGCTTCGCATATCTCTTTATCATATCCCAAGCCACATTCTTTGCCATTTTATAAGTCGGAGCAATGTAGGCATACCTGCTACTTGGGATTGTCAACGCATCTCTTTGCAGATGATTTAGCGATGCTGTGGTTTTGCCTGCCCTCCTATGGCAGACAAGAATAATCCATCTTTTATCAGTATTATGTAATTTCTTAAAAAACTCTCTTGGCCTGTAAGGGATTTTGATATTCATTTCTCCCAGCTTATCTTAATTGGCTCATCAGGCACGCCGCTGATAGGTTGCTTTGGCCTACCATATCTCCTATCCATAATATCTCTAAAAAAAGGATAATTTCCTTTAAGGGCCTCTACTACCGCTTTGACAACCAACTCCATCTCAGGGTCTTTAATCGGTAATTTCTTTTCTTTAACTATCCTTTTTATGGCTGCTTCAAACAGGGTATCAAAGTTCTTCGATCCCTTCGGTCTTCCTGCTGGATTGCCTGATTGCCCTTTTTTGAAGGGTCTGCCTCGCTGTTTTTCTGCTGTTTTATCAATAATCATAGTTTTTTGGCTTTTTTGCCTGATTTTGACATAGACGTAGTTTTACCCCACCTAGCCTCTGAAAGCCCCACACGGAACCAATAACACCTAAAAAATGGCCATTCAAACTTAGCTTCCCTCTATCTTTGTTTTCCCATAAGCACATTTCAAAATATATTCTCCTTCTTTCGGATGTATCAAATCTCTTAAGATCGTCGCCCGCGAATATCCTTTTACATTTGGAATATCTTTTTCATCAAAACAAAACCTACTTGCTTGCGCCTTAAAATCTATTTTATTCCATTTATTCATCGGCCCCGCAGCAGGCTCCCAAGGATAACCAATTTCTATAATTTCAAAATTAGCCCAAAAATAATGCCTTCCTCTTTTTTGCGGTTCTAATAAAGGCTCATACCAGCTAATAACATTTTCAACTACCCATTTTCCCTTAAAATATCCTTTCAAAAAAATTATTTCTTCATATAATCTCATATCAGGATATTTCGGTTTTCCTTTCCCAGCTTTCCTTAATCTACTATGAGTAGGACAAGGTGGACTCGCCCAAATAAAATCATATTCATTAAAATGCTCTTCAAGATATTTATGAGCATCACCTACTATAACTTTATCTTTTGGATATAGTTTTCTATATGCTTCTGCTATGCCTTTATTATTTTCAACTGCCGTTATATCTAAATCTCCCCACAACCTTCTATTCCCTCCAATACTTGAATAAAGATTTAAAATTTTCAACTTTGATATTTTCTTCATTTCATCTAAGCCATCCTCTTTACATTCATCTAAATTAAAAATCTTACATAATTCTCCCTCTATCCAACCAATTCTCTTTAATGTCTCCTCATCAAAATTAGCCAGCAAATCATAATCCCATTGCCCCAAGTTCTTATTAAGCCGGAGGTTCAATTCCCTCTCTTTATTCTCGTCCGGTATGCTCACATAGACAACCGGCACTTCCCTGATCCCCATATCTTTGACCACCCTCACTCTAAAATGCCCTCCGATTATTACATTTTTCCTGTTCGGCGCCGAGTTGACTACAATTGGATCAACAAACCCAAACTCTTTCAAGCTATTTTTTAAGTCTTGAATATCCTTTTCGCCTGCTTTTCTGGGATTATATTCGGCAAACTTAAGCTCGCTTATTTTTACTTGGACGATTTTCATTTTGTTTTGAATATAAACTCTCCACTATTATACTGAATAAATCAGCGAGATTTTCTTCTTTCTCTCACATTTTAGGATTTTATCCTTTTCCTTTTTCAACATCTTCATTTCCAATGTTTGTATCTTCGTCCTCGTTTTGGA